TCACATTGAATTTTAGAACATGGAAGAATTTAACACTTGACCAAGTGAATGGTGCAACAGTAGGTCAACCTATGGGAGATGTACCGACTGTAAAAGCAGGAAAAGATTTTGGTTTATTTGGAGGCATACTAAATAGGTTGCCGCCTGAAATCAGACGAGCAGGTAGAGATGTACTACAGGCGACTAAACGAAATCTACCAATTGGTAGAGTTACAGGTGGAAGAGTATTTCCACCGTTTTTATAATTAACAAGGAGATAATATTATGGCTTTGCCTATATTAGAAACAGCGACATATGAGTTGACATTACCATCAAGTAATGTACAAGTCAAGTACAGACCTTTTCTCGTTAAAGAAGAAAAGATTTTGTTACTAGCCATGGAATCCGAAGACGCTGGTCAGATTACCAAGGCACTAAAAGAGATTGTTCACGCAACTACTTTTGGAAGTATTAATGTGGATTTGTTACCAACATTTGATTTAGAGTTTATCTTTTTAAATGTTAGAGCTAAGTCAGTAGGTGAGGTTGCTAAATTAAAGTTACTTTGTCCTGATGATAAAGAAACATACGCAAATGTGGAATTAGATTTGTCTAAAGTCAATGTAGAAGTTGATGACAACCATACTAATGAGGTAATAGTGAATGATAAGATTAAAATGGTCTTAGCATATCCTACTATTGATAGTTTTGACGCTACACAGGACGCAAAGACATTGAAAACACAACAGTTATTTGATGTAATTGCAGGTGTTGTTTACGAAATTTATGACGGTGAAGTATGTCACAAAGCAAGTGACTATACAAAAGAAGAAATGCACAAATTTTTAGAATCATTATCAACAGATGTATTCATAAAAATACAAACATTTTTTAATACTATGCCACGATTACAACATGAGGTTGAGGTAGAGAATCCAAAAACCAAAGTGAAGAGTAAAATCATGCTAAGCGGGCTACAAAGTTTTTTCGGATAGCCCTCTCACATGACAACCTAGAGAATTATTTTCAGGTGAACTTTGCATTAATGCAACACCATAAATATTCTTTAAGTGAACTCGAAAACATGATACCGTGGGAGAGGGAAATTTATATGAATTTGTTAATAACTCATATAAAAGAAGAAAACGAGAAACAGCGAGAGAGGGCTGCAAAAAACAAATGAGTACAGAAACCAAAAAAGTAAATTTAGAATTAGAGATTGACACTTCAACAGTTGACTCTAGTAAAAACAGATATCAAGGTCTAATAGACATGGCAAGAGCCGTTGACGCTTGGAGAATATTTCCAAGATTGTTCTTAACAGTTTATATTATACTATTATACAAATGTGTAATATGGTATATGAATTTAGGTGCTCCTACCATGGAACAAAGTGGGTTAATCAGTATCGTTGTTGGTGCTGGCGCTGCCTGGTTTGGTCTATACACAGGCACAAGTAAGAGTAAAAAATAATGGCAGATAATAAGGGTAAAACTAAAGGCGCAATGTTGTCAGCTGTTCAATCAGCACAGATGGCCGTAGGTTCAGCGTTAAAAGGTGGACAAATGGCTATGGGTGGTGGTGACGGTGGTGCTTCACAATCTATACCCTTATTAGAAGATTTAAGGTCTATTGGTAGAGAGAATGAAAAGAATACAGAGAGTATGCTTAGTATATTCAAGGCAATGTTTATCTTTGATAAAGAACAGGCCGCTCGATTAAGAGACCAATCAAGAGAAAATGCACAAGAAGTGCCAGCAGGTCCAACTGGTGGTATGAAAGGTGATATTGGAGAACTAAAAGACACTAAAGGTATACCTGGTGTAATGGCAGCTGCGGCTGCTTTGACAGCTTTGGCTGCATTTGCTAGAGGTACAATGCTTGAAGATATATTAAGATTACCAACACAGTTAAAAGGTATTAAAGGAATAGCAACCTTTGTATCAGGTGTAACAAAGATTGGTACATTAGGTCTAGGTGCCAAATTTATAGACTCAGCAACAGACAGTTTAAAATTATTTAAATCTAATTTCCTTTTAAGATTAGATGATTTAAAATTGGCTGCTAGTAACAAGTTTGCTGCTATTAAATTTCCAGCATTTACAGGTTTGGCTGCCTATATTGATGAATTAGATTTTGTCAAATACATTAAGAATTCAAAAGGTTATGCATTAGCAGTTACTTCACTAAAAGGTATTAAATCAGGTATTAATGGTATAATTATGCCAATGAAGGCAGCCTTTGGTGCTATATTTGGTTTTGCTGGTGGTGGAGGCGGACCTGCTGGTTCTGGTGGCGGTGGTAAAAGTGCATTGAGTAGATTATTTGCACCATTAAAAGCAATTGGTAGAATTGTTAGTAAGTTATTCTTGCCTATTACAGTCATCATGGGAATATTTGATGGTTACCAAGGTTTCGTAGATGAATTTCAGAAAGAGGGTAGTATTCTTGACGGTATCAGAGGTGCAGTTACAGGTATCGTAGATGGATTTATAGGTGGTTTAGTAGAATTGGTAACAGACGCAATAGGGTGGATGTTAGAGAAATTAGGTTTTGACCATATGGCAACTGTGATTACAGATTTTGGTGTAAGTGTTAGAGATAGTTTTAAAACAGCAGTTGGTGGTCTTGTTGACTTTGTAACTGGTATATTCTCATTAGATTTAGAAAGAATTACAAAAGGTCTTAAAAACCTAGTTGGTGGTACGGCAGATTTCATATTCACAACTGTAACAAAACCACTTGATTTAATTATTGCCTTTGTACAAGACATGTTTAATTGGGGTGATTCAGATAATCCATTTACAATAAAAGGTTTCTTATTTGGTGACGCTGAAACAGGTCAAGAGGGTGTAATAAACAAAGCAGTAAATTTTGTTAAAGATTTATTCAATATGGATGGTCTAAAAGAAAAGTTTGGTAACATAAAATCAAGTGTATTAGATTTTGGTAAGAGAGCCAAGGCAATTGTAGCTGCTAGTGCAGCCTTTGTCAAGGCAGGTTTTCCAGGTGGTGAATCACCTATAGAGGCATACAACAGAGTTTTCCAAGAGATTATGAACTCAGGCGGAACAGGTGATAGTGATGGTGGTGATGTAAAAGGTGGTGAGGAGATTGTAAAATCTAGTGTAACAAATGTCGAGGGCGATACAACAGAAACAACTTACAAAACTGAAACACTTAATAGATATGGTAAAAAAGGTCAAGAACCAGAGGTCGTTATGGTGAATAATAATCAAAATAATTATAACAACCAAAATAATAATAAAAATGAAACTTACACAGGCGACTTACGAACAGGTACAGACGCATACTTTGATAGAGAAGCCTACGGTGGTGCCTAGTATTGACCTAGGTCTTTTTCTGTAATAATTTTAAACTTCATACCATTATCACTACAATACTCACGAGCTGCTGACCATTTGGCCTGATTTTTGATATACTCAAAACTCTCACGCATATATGATTTGGTTTTCTTTTTAGGTGGTTTTGGTTTTACTGCTTGACGAGATGGTTTTATCTCAATCATAAACTTCTCATTGTTACAAGTCTTAACAACAAAATCAGGAAAGTATCTGTGCCATTTCTTATCAAGAGGACTATAATATCTAACAGGTAATTCTTCACTTGCCCAAAATTCAATATCTTTGTTAAGGTCACAATATCGCATGAACCGTCTTTCAAGTAGTGAACGATACACTATTTGCTTGGTATTGCCGACATATTTCTTTGGATTGGTGGGTTTGTATAGACCTTTGTAACTCTTTCTCATATCACTCTTATTACCTATATAAATATTACTAACTAAGGATTATTTATACATGGCATTTAAAGCACTCAAAAATCATATTGCAAATCTGGCGATACCTCATGTAGGTGGTATTGTTAATAGTTTCGTCAACCAAGGTACACAAAAAGACTCTGGTAAAGTGGCGGCTAAATTGATGAAGAAGTCAGGTATGGATATACCAGATAGTCCATCACAAGCACAAGTAGCCAATCCATTACAATTCAGTCCTGTACAATATCCTTTAGACCTTGGTAGTAACGAACTTGGTCATTACATATTATTTGAATCAGGTTTTGTAGGATATAGTCCACAAACAAGTCAGTTTCAGACCAAGAAAGTATCAAAAGGT